GTTTAAACTCGCGCCATGGAACTGATTGACTACGCACGACCGACGATGCTGGCTGAGAATGCTCTGAAGGAGCTGCACAAGGCCATGCTGCGGAAAGACTACAAGACTGCCGTTGAAATGGCTGACTGGTGCATGGAAGAGGCAAATAGGGCCAAGTACAGCATCATGGTGATGGAGCGCAAAGATGCCGGAAAAGCACCAGCTCGTTCTTGATTTCATCCGGGCTTATATCAAGCTGCATGGGATGGCTCCGTCCTATCAGACGATTGCCTCTGGCATGGGTATGAAGTCCAAGGCCAACATCTTCCGGATTGTCCATAAATTGCAGGATGAGGGGCATTTGACTATTCGTCCGTACAAGTTCAATTCGATCAAGCTGAACGACCGCTCTGTGCGGGAGATGGCTGCTCTATGACTCTCCTGACGCAGCAAGAGATTGATGAGTACAACGACATGCTGCCCATGGTTGGGTTGCAGGAGCGCAAGAAGATTCGGGCGCTGTTGGACATGGATTCTTGCGAGAGATGCCGGGAATCGTTCATTTTCTTTGCGTCGCAGATGTGGCCCGGGTTTATCTCCGGGAAGCACCACCAGATCATGGCGGATGCCTTTGAGCGTGTTGCCTCAGGGGAGTTGAAGCGTCTGATCATCAATATGCCTCCTCGGCATACCAAGTCTGAGTTCGCCTCTTTCCTTCTTCCTGCGTGGTTTCTGGGCATGTACCCGGAGAAAAAGATCATCCAGACTGCTCACACCGCAGAACTGGCTGTTGGTTTTGGTCGGAAGGTGCGAAATCTGGTTCAGTCCAACGCCTTCCAAAGGATTTTTGACACCCAGTTGTCTTCCGACTCCAAGGCTGCTGGCCGCTGGAACACCTCCAAGGGTGGCGACTACTTCGCTATCGGTGTGGGCGGTGCTGTGACTGGTAAGGGCGCTGACCTTTTGATCATCGACGACCCCCATTCTGAGCAGGAAGCCAAGCAAAACAACCCTGCCGTCTATGACGGGGTGTATGAGTGGTACACGTCAGGCCCGCGTCAGCGTCTTCAGCCGGGTGGTGCCATCATCATCGTGATGACGCGCTGGGCAAAGCGTGATTTGACCGGCCAAATCCTCAAAAATTCCGAAAAAGACGGCACAGACGAGTGGGAAGTCATCGAATTTCCCGCAATTTTGCCGTCTGGAACCCCTCTTTGGCCCGGATTTTGGAAAAAAGAGGAGCTGGAAGCCATCAAAGCTGAGATTCCAGCCTCCAAATGGAACGCTCAGTACCAACAGAACCCCACCTCCGAAGAAGGCGCTATTGTCAAACGGGAGCAGTGGAAGATTTGGCCCGCCGATACCCCGCCAAGCTGTGAGTACATCATCCAGTCTTGGGATACGGCTTTCGAGAAACACCAAAGGGCAGACTACTCTGCTTGTACTACATGGGGAGTGTTTAAACATGCAGATGCCCGAGGAAACTACAAGAACAATGTGATCCTTCTGGATGCCTTCAAGGAGCGGATGGAGTTTCCCGACCTCAAAGCCAAAGCCGTTGAGTTGTACAACGAGTGGAAACCAGACACCCTGATTGTTGAGAAAAAGGCCGCTGGTGCTCCGTTGATCTATGAGCTTCGCCAGACAGGTATTCCTCTTTCAGAGTACACACCAAGCAAAGGACAGGATAAGATTGCGCGTGTAAACGCGATTTCTGACTTGTTTGCGTCAGGAGTAGTGTGGTGTCCAGACACCCGTTGGGCTGATGAGCTGATGGAAGACATGGCTGCATTCCCCAATGGTGACCATGATGACTTGGTTGACTCGACATCGCAGGCTCTTCTGAGGTTCCGACAAGGCGGATTCATCCCGATTGAGTCGGATGAGCCCGAGGAAACCATTTATTTCAAGGGTCGCAGAGACCGCTACTACTCCGTTTAAGGACACATCATGGCAATTGACAAGAGTCTGTATCAAGCGCCCGCAGGCTTGGACGAATCCCCCATCGAAATCGAGATTGAGAATCCCGACGCAGTTCATATTGGCATTGGTGATCTGGACATCGATCTTGAGCCCCAGCCAGAAGGCGAACCCGAATTTGACGCCAACCTCGCCGAATACATGGACGAAGGTGAGCTTGACTCTCTCGGCGCTCAGTTGATCGATGACTTTGAGAAAGACCTGCGTGACCGCAAAGAGTGGGCGCAAACCTACGTCGAGGGCTTGAAACTGCTCGGCCTGCGCTATGAAGAGCGTACCGAGCCGTGGAATGGCGCTTGCGGCGTGTTCCACCCCATGCTCACCGAAAGCGTTGTGCGCTTCCAAGCCGAAGGCATCTCCGAAACATTCCCGGCTGCTGGCCCCGTCAAGACGCAAATCATCGGCAAAGAGACCCCAGAGAAGAAAGATTCTGCTCTGCGTGTTCAGGCCGACATGAACTACCAACTGACCGAGGTGATGACGGAGTACCGCCCTGAGCATGAAAAGATGCTCTGGAACCTTCCGATCACCGGCTCTGCGTTCAAGAAGGTCTATTTCGACCCGAGTCTTGGCCGTCAGGTCTCCATGTTCATCCCCGCAGAAGACATCGTTGTGCCGTATGGCGCATCCAGTCTGGAACGCGCAGAACGTATCACCCATGTGATGCGGAAGACGGAGAACGAACTCAACAAGCTGATGGAAGCTGGTTTCTACCGCGAGGTGGATTTGGGCACTCCGACCGGCGAAATGGACGAAATTGAGAAGCAAAAAGCCGACGAACAAGGGCTGACTGGCATCCAAGACGACCGCTACCGCATGCTTGAGATGAATGTGGACTTGAACCTGAAGGGGTTTGAGCACAAAGACAAAAACGGCGAAGAGACGGAAATTGCTCTGCCATATGTCGTGACAATCGAGAAGGGAACGGGTAAAGTTCTTGCCATTCGTAGGAATTGGTATGAAGGCGACGAACTCCACCTCAAGCGACAGCACTTTGTCCACTACCAGTACATCCCCGGATTCGGGTTCTACGGGTATGGACTCATCCACCTCATCGGAGGCTACGCAAAGTCAGCCACGATGCTTATCCGTCAACTGGTTGACGCGGGAACTCTGTCTAACCTCCCCGGCGGACTTAAATCGCGCGGCCTTCGCATTAAAGGTGATGACACACCGATTGCCCCGGGAGAGTTCCGAGACGTAGACGTACCCTCTGGGTCGATCCGCGACAACATTCTGCCGCTCCCGTACAAGGAGCCGAGCCAGACTCTGTACGCCCTGTTCCAACAGATCGTGCAGGAAGGCCGTCAGTTTGCCTCCAGCGGCGACATGAACGTCAGCGACATGAGCGCACAAGCGCCCGTGGGAACGACTCTGGCCCTGCTGGAGCGTCAACTGAAGGTCATGGGCGCAGTCCAGTCCCGTATGCACTTCAGCATGCGCCAAGAGTTTAAACTGCTCAAGGCCATCATTGCTGACTACACGCCGGAAGACTACCCCTACGAGCCGGAAGAAGGCAAATCCTCCGCCAAGCGTTCTGACTACGACAATGTGGACGTGATCCCGGTCAGCGACCCGAACGCCTCCACGATGGCGCAGAAGGTTGTTCAGTACCAAGCTGCCATGCAGTTGGCCCAACAAGCTCCTCAGCTTTTCAACCTCCCGCTTTTGAATCGCCAGATGCTGGAAGTCTTGGGCATCAAGAATGTGGAAAAGCTGGTTCCGATGCCAGACGACATGATTCCGGTTGACCCCGTGCAGGAGAACCAAAACCTTTTGAATGGCAAGCCGGTCAAGGCGTTTGTTGAGCAAAACCATCAGGCTCACATTGCAGTTCACATGTCTGCAATCCAAAACCCGCGCATTCAGCAATTGATGCAGATGAATCCGCAGGCGCAAGCAATCATGTCGGCGGCAATGGCTCACGTCAATGAACACCTTGCCTTCCAGTATCGTGTCGAACTTGAACAGGCCATGGGCGTTTCTCTTCCTCCTATGGGAGACGACATCAACGATCCGCCGCAAATTCCGCCGCAGATTGCAGATCAGATTGCCATTCGTGCCGCTCAGGCTTCTCAGCAACTGCTTCAGCGCGACCAGCAGGCCGCTCAACAGCAGGCTGCTCAACAGCAGATGCAAGACCCGGTGGTTCAGATGCAGATGCAAGAACTCAAGTTGCGAGAGCAAGACTTGCAGCTCAAAGCCCAGAAACAGCAAATCGACGCCGCAGAGAAAGCGGATCGCCTGCGTATCGAGCAAGAGCGCATCGCCACTCAGAAAGAAATCGCCGCCATGCAGGTGGCAGCCACCGCCGCCGCCAACAAAGACAAACTTGACCGCCAGTCTCAAATTGACGGTGCAAGGATGAGTGTTGACATGGCAAAACATCGCGCTCAGATGTCTGTACAAAGAGCACAGCATCAAGCGCAGCAAAAGGCCCAACAGGCAAAACCAAAGAAGGATGAAACTTGAACGAGATTCAAATCCTGAATCATCTGCTCAAAAAAATGGCAGATGAACGAGTCATGCGGGAAGTCGCTTGCTCCGGCGGCACTGCAAAAGACTTTGCTGAATATAAAAACCTCTGCGGGGTGATCCAAGGTCTAAGCCTTGCAGAGTCCATTGTGAAAGACCTTGTGCATAAATTGGAGCATGACGATGAGTGAAATTAACCCCGCATTGGCGGTGGATTTGGCAAAAATCCTAGACGCCAAGAAGGAGCAACAGCCCGAAGAGGTCGAGATTGCAGACGCTGAAAAAGCCAAGCAATTGCCTGAACCTAAGACGTTCATGATCCTCACGATGGTGCCGGAAGCCGAAGAAACCATTGGTGAGTCTGCAATCATCAAGACTTCGACCATGATTCATCACGAAGAAGTGCTGACCCCAGTGCTGTTTGTCGTGAAACTTGGCCCCGACTGCTACAAAGACGAATCTCGGTTCCCCAGCGGCCCGAGTTGCAATGTCGGTGATTTTGTCATCGTCCGTCCCAATACAGGCACCCGCCTGAAAATCCATGGCCGAGAGTTCCGTCTCATCAATGATGATTCGGTCGAGGCCGTTGTCCAAGACCCGCGCGGTATTTCCCGTGCTGCCTAAGGAGTAACCAATGGCAACAGCCCAGTTTAAAGGGGACGCTTTCAAGTTCCCCGATGAGCAAGAAGCTCAAAACAACGAGCCCGAATCCAAATTAGAGATCGAAATCGAAGACGATACGCCTCCTCAAGATCGTGGTCGCAAGCCCATGAAG